CTTTGAGCTCATCAAAGCGAAATTCGGGGGCTGATGATGGCGCATGATGAAAAAACCAAGGCTTATGTGCGTCGCTATTATGTGTTTGATTGCTTGACGTTAGAACAGGCTGCAGAAAAAGCCAAAGTATCCTACAACACCGCACGCCGCTGGAAGAAAGAGGCGGAAGCACGTGGCGACAACTGGGATACGGTGCGTGATGCAAATACCATGGCAAGTGGCAAAGTAGAAGACGTGGCGCGCGGTATGCTCACCACTTTTGTGATCTACTTTGAAAAGACCATGGAAGAGCTACGTCATGCGGAAGATTTGCCTGTAAGCGATAAAGCTAAACTGATCCAAGGTTTGGGTGATAGCTATTCGAAAATGGTGGCGAGCAGTAAGCGGTTATTGCCTGAAGTGTCGGAAATGGCGACCGCGATTAAAACCGTCAAAATGTTTGGTGATTTCGTACAGGCGAATAAACCTGAGCTTTTGCAAGAATTTCTTGAATTATTAAACGGATTTGCTGAAACCTTAGACAAGGAGTTCAAATGAATCTCTTTTGTTTCTTTTTTGTCATTATGGCATGCCTTTCCGCTAGAGATGGCGGAAGTTGGGGATGGTGGGTGTTGTGGGCATTACTGGTGAGTGATTAAAGTGCGGTCAATTTTTACGGTGTTTTTAAATGAAAAATAAAGAACTTTTAAATGAGTTGCGCGCCTATGCAGATAGCATGCGACAAAAACTCGAAGCCTCTTTTGACGGTTGGGACGACAGCCCAGAAGCAGTGGTTGAACGCCGTAAAAAAGTATTTGACCCAGTGAGTGGTTACGATTATTTCGTGTCCCATTATTTTCCGCATTATGTGCGTTCGGCATCGCGTTCGGAGTTGCACGATTACTTGTTCAAAACTCTTCCCGAAATATTGCAAGATCCTAAATCGGTCAATATGGCGACTGCAGCGCCTCGTGGTGAAGCAAAATCCACGTTGGTGTCGCAGTTGTTTACGCTTTATTGCTTAGTAACTCAAAAAAAACGCTATGCACTCATTGTGATGGACTCTATCAATCAGGCTTATCCGATGTTGGAATCTATCAAAGTAGAACTGGAGTTTAACCAACGCCTGCGCATCGACTTTCCAGAAGTCGCTGGACAAGGTCGTGTATGGCAAGCAACGACAATTTTAACCAAAGCGAATCAAAAGGTTGAAATTGCCGGTTCGAGTAAAAAATTACGTGGTTTGCGACATGGGGCTTATCGTCCTGATCTTGTAGTGTTGGACGATATAGAGAATGACGAACAAGTCCGCAACGCAGAACAGCGCGATAAGTTGCACGAATGGCTTAAAAAGACCGTACTTCCATTGGGTGTCCCTGGCGAAAAACTGGACGTGGTCTATATCGGGACTATCCTACATTACGATAGCGTATTGAACCGCACTTTGAGCTCCAAGGCGTGGAAAACCGCCAAATTTAAAGCCTTGAAGAAAATGCCCGATGACATGGCGTTGTGGGATAAATGGGAAGATTTTTTCTTAAATGAAGGTGAAGCAGTTGCGGATGCCTTTTATTACGCCAATCAAGCGGCAATGGATAAAGGCTCAGAAGTGAGTTGGGCGGCGCGTCCGTTACTTACGCTGATGAAAATCCGCGCTCGTGATGGCCATGCCACATTTGACTCGGAATATCAAAATGACCCGTTAAGCAGTGATGACGCGATTTTTGCCAACGCCATTAAATACTGGACAGAACTGCCATCTGATTTGATTTATTTTGGTGCAGTTGACCCGTCACTCGGCAAAGCGGGGGCGAGCCGTGACCCGTCGGCGATTTTGGTGGGCGGTTATCAGCGCTCCACAGGTAAATTATATGTGGTTGAAGCAGCAATAAAAAAACGGTTACCGGACTTAATCATAGAGGATACTATTCGACTGCATATTCAATATAACTTCCTTAAATACGGTGGCGAATCTGTTCAATTCCAGGAGTTTTTGAATTCTGAAATTGTAAAACGTTCGGCGCAACGAGGTCACCCAGTCCCGGTTGTGCCAATAAAGCCGAACACAGACAAAATGTTAAGAATCGAAAGCTTACAGCCACATATGGCAAATGGACTGATTTTATTGCACCCGTCACAGACGACTTTAATAGCTCAACTACGGCATTTTCCAAAAGCCGATCATGATGATGGCCCAGACGCACTTGAAATGTTGTGGAGTCTAGCAAGGAAGTATTCCGCCCCGATTGAGTGGATAAGCTTAAACGACGAAGACTTGGGGCATGATGATTTTGATGCGGAAGATGATTTATATAGCATTTGGCGAGGATAAAAAATGAAATTTTTGGAAAAAATTAAAACATTGGTAGGCTTAAAAACAGAACCGACCCAAACCGACGAAGCAATGGTGACAGCTAATGGGCGTGTTTTATCTGACCACCCGAGCAACCGCATTACGCCGTCCAAGTTAAAAAGCATCTTAGAGGATGCGGAAAACGGCGATATTACGGCACAGCACGAGTTATTTACGGACATCGAAGAACAAGACAGTGCCATCGGTGCGAATATTCAGACGCGTAAACGAGCGATTTTGACGCTGGATTGGCGCATTGCTGAACCACGCAATGCGACACCGGCAGAAGAAAAACTCCAAACCGAAATTGACGAGTTGTTTTATCAATATCCAAACCTTGAAAACCTTCTTATGGATATGATGGACGCAGTCGGACATGGTTTTTCCGCCATCGAAATTGAGTGGAAATTGGAAAACGGTAAGTATATTCCGCATAACTTTATCCCACGGCCTCAGTCTTGGTTTAAGTTAGATAAACATGACAATTTATTATTAAAAACTCCAACCAATCCCATGGGTGAGCCATTAAGACAGTTCGGCTGGGTGGTGCATTCGCACAAGTCCCGCTCAGTGCAACTGGCGCGTATGGGATTATTCCGCACACTGGCTTGGCTTTATATGTTTAAGCATTATTCGGTGCGGGATTTTGCCGAATTCTTGGAGCTTTACGGCATGCCGATTCGTATCGGGAAATATGGTGCAGGGGCAACAAACGAAGAAAAACGCACGCTATTACGCGCACTTGCACAAATCGGACATAACGCCGCAGGGATTATGCCTGACTCTATGACCGTCGAATTGCATAATGCGGCAAATGCCAGTGCCACCAATAACCCGTTTTTACAGATGACGGACTGGTGCGAAAAATCCATTGCTCGCCTGATTTTAGGGCAAACGCTCACATCAGGCGCAGATGGTAAAAGCTCAACTAATGCGCTTGGCAACGTACACAACGAAGTGCGTCGTGATTTGTTGGTGTCTGACGCGAAACAAGTGGCGCAGACCATCACACAGCAAATCATCCTGCCTTATTTGCAGATTAATGTTGACCCTAATATTGCCTTGCACAGAGTGCCATATTTTGAGTTTGACACCAAAAAATACGACGATTTAAGCACCTTTGCGGACGCTATCCCTAAATTGGTGGGGATTGGTGTGCAAATCCCAGAAAAGTGGACGCGCGACAAGTTAGGCATCCCCGAAGCACAAGACGGCGAAGTGGTTTTAAAAGCCGTTCAAAACGATTTTAATCCAGATTTAAAATCACCGGGAAAATCTACCGCACTTTCTGCCCACGTGGTGGGGTGTCAGTGTGCGGGGTGTTTGGGTAAAGGTACGCACGTGGCGTTGTCCGCTGGCAATAAGAGCGAAACGGAACAGGATTTGTTGGATAGCTTGTTAGATAACGGCATGACACAGGTTGACTTTAACCAACAATTAGATCCAATGGTGCAAAAAGCCGTGGCGGTGTTATCAGCCTGTAACAGCTTTGAAGAAGCCAGTGATAAACTGGCGGAGCTTTACCCTGATTTAACCTCGGATGCCCACGAGCGCTATTTAACCAGTGCCTTATTCTTGTCGGATTTATTGGGGGCGTCCAATGCCGACCGCACCTAAATTCGCCATCGGCATGGAGCCGACAGAAGCCATTGAATTCCTCCGTCAGAAGAAAATGCTGGCGGGGAAAGTGTTTATTAAAGACTTACAAGACAGCGCGTTAGCCCGTGCGACGACTATTGCGCGCTTATCCAGCCTTGAAATGACCAAAGACATTTATCAGTCATTGGAAACCGCTATGCGCGAAGGCAAAGGATTTAATCAATGGAAAAAAGAATTGCTTGGTGAGTTTGAGCGCAAGGGCTGGGTATTTGGCAAGGATAAAAGTATTAGCCGTGGTATTGATGGGAATCTATTAGCCGACCCGAAAACGGGGGAATATTTCGGTACGCCGCGCCGCCTGAATACAATTTACCGGGTGAATATGCAGTCTGCTTATTCTGCGGCACGTTATCAGCGCATGCGAGATAATGTGGACAATCGCCCTTATTGGCAGTATTCCGCCGTGGGTGACGAACGCACGCGCCCTACGCATTTAGCGTTAAGCGGTAAGATTTATCGTTATGACGACCCGTTTTGGGCGACCTTTTACCCACCGAACGGCTTTAATTGTCGCTGCTCAGTGATTGCGCTTGGTGAACGGGATTTACAACGTCGTGGCATGGATAAACCGGACGACAGTTCAGAATTTTTAGTTGAAGTGGAACGCCCAGCCGATAAAGCGAGAAATCGTGAAAAAACCATTGGTTTTAAATTGCCAGACGGCACGATACGGGTGACGGATAAAGGCTTTGATTACAATGTAGGGCGATTGAACTATAAGCCGAATTTAGATCTTTACCCGGAAAAGCTGGCGCACCAGTTTGCCAAAGCAGAAATGACTGGGGCTGAGTTTAAGTTAGATTATGCTAAGTTATCCGCCTATTTAGAACCACACATCCCGCATTACCTATCTCTGAAAGGACGAAAACCACGAAGCGATCTTTTGCAGGAGTTACGTGACAAATATTCACAAAATTTCAAATTCGCTGCCGGTGTATTAAATGAGAATACAAGAATGCAAATTGGCACGGAGCTTAAGACAGTTTGGCTTTCTGATGACTCCATGGTAAAACAGATTGCTAATCGCTATGGACAGTTTGGCGTTGAAACTTATGAGAAGTTGCCGGATGTGCTTAATTCGCCCGATGAAATTAAATCAAGCAAAGGTAATCACTTTGAATTTTATAAAACGATAAATGGCGAACGGTATGTGGCGGTGGTTAAAATATTGGAGCATGTGAAAGAGCTTTACATGCAGTCATTTAGACGGGATTAATACGCACCGTTAGGTGGGACTCGGACACCCCACACATATTTCCCGGGTCTATTTCACCCCATCGTTTAGCAGTTGCCGAGAATCACTGCGACAAACGGTGCGTAACTAACTATACCGCCCTTTATTTTGAAAAGCAACGCTTATGATAGAAATCGAGATTAATAATGCGCAACAAATTGCCTCCATACTAGATAAACTAGCAAATGCCGCTCAAGACCGTACGCCACTAATGCGTAGTATTGCCGGCACAATGGAATCGGCAGTGTTGCAAAACTTTGACGTAGGTGGCCGTCCGAAGTGGCTAGGACTGAAATATCGCCAAGGCACGCCGCTAGTTGATACAGAAAATCTGATGAACAGTATCACAAGTTATTATGACAATAATGTTGCAGAAGTCGGTACGAATGAGCCTTACGCGGCAATCCATCAGTTTGGCGGTAAAGCCGGACGTGGACGAAAAGTGGATATTCCCGCCCGTCCTTTCCTTGTTTTAACCCCGCAAGACGAGGACGATATTTTGGAGGATGTGCAAGCCTATTTTCGGAGCGTAGTTAAATAAAACATAAAACCGCTCTAAATCGCGCGCATTTGCGTTTTTATGATTATAGTGGTGATTTATCGAATGATTTTTTTTAAAACGATTTAAAAGGATTTAAAAAGGTTTTAAAAATGGTTTAAGATAAAATACAACATCAAAATTCATTTTTTCAAAATTCTAACCTAGAGGGGAGTGTGGAAGACGCTCCCCTCTTTTCATTTTTTCCTATCCGTTATTCTGTTATCCGCTATTAAAGAACGAGGATAACAAACGATGCACATTAAGCCGATTGCGTTAAGTTTCGAGCTTAACAAAAAAACAAATGGGCGTATTCAGTTGTTCCCCTTTGGTCGTTTTTATTCGCAAGATGGACGCACCGAAGGTGCAGGAGGCTGGTATGTAGATGACACTAACGGCTACGCTTTGGCTGAAGACATTAATCAGCTAAAGATTAAGCTCATGATCGACTACGAACATCAAACCCTATTTATTGAGAAAAACGGCAAACCTAACCCTGCCGCAGGTTGGATGGAAACGGCGGAGTATATTTCAGGTGAAGGCATTTTTGTCGATGTAGATTGGACAAAAAAAGCCCATCAACAAATTCAAGACGGGGAATATCGTTACATTTCTCCTTTGTTTTTGACTGAGCCGGACGGCAAGGTGACGAAAGTGCTGAATGCAGCATTAACTAATCGCCCTGCTTGTCATGACTTGGCGGAAGCTGTCGCCTTTTCATCCCAATTTAATCAACATCAACACAAAAAGGACAATTCCATGCTGGAGTTATTACGCCAATTATTCGGCACGCCGGAAGCGACCGAAGACGAAATGAAACAAAAACTGACCGCACTTTCTGCGGCTAAGGGCGACAGCCCGGTGGCACTCAGTGATGTGTACGGTAAGTTAAAAGAAAAAGACGGTGAAGTCGTTGCTTTAACTGCGAAAGTCGGTGCAGAGCCTGACCCGAGCAAATATGTGCCATTATCGGCAATGAAAGATGTGCAAGACAAACTAAATGCGTTAAGCGCACAAGTACATGGCGATAAAGTCAATGACTTGATTAAAACTGCCTTATCTGACGGACGTTTATTGCCATCGCAAAAAGAATGGGCGGAAAAATTAGGTAAATCAGACATTACCGCACTTTCCGATTATTTAACCGTGGCCACCCCGAATCAGGCTTTAGCGGGCGGTCATCAAGCCAAAGATGATCCAAATAAAGGCAAACCAGTTGCATTAAGCGCAGAACAACAAGCCGCCGCAAAAATGCTTGGCATTAGCGATGCGGATTACATTAAAAAATATCAGTCTCAGGAGGCTAAATAATGTCAATCAATAAAGCACAGGTGTTAAACCACATCACCGAAGCCTTTCGTAAAGAATTTATCAAAGGCTTAGAAAACCACCCTACTCAGTGGGCAAAAATCGCTATGGAAATTTCGTCCACGACTAAAACCAATACTTACGGATTTTTAGGTAAATTCCCGAAAATGCGTGAATGGGTTGGCCAACGTCAAATCCAAAGTATGCAAGCGCAAGGCACAAGCATTACTAACAAAAAATTTGAATCAACCGTCGGCATTCCGCGCGAAGACATTGAAGATGATCAGGTCGGTCTATATACGCCAATGATGCAATTGGCGGGTCAATCTGCCGCCGAATTACCTGATGATGAAGTATTCAGCTTGTTGAAAAAAGGTAAAACTACGCTGTGTTATGACGGTCAGAACTTCTTCGACACAGATCACCCGGTGTTTGAGAAAGTGGACGGAACAGGCAACAGTACCACTCAAGTGAACTTAACAGTGGGGACAGATAACGATGCGCCAACGTTCTATATCGTGGACGCCCGTTTGCCAATTAAACCGTTAATCTGGCAAAAACGCACCGCACCGGAAATTGAGCCGAAGTTTGACCCGGCAAAATCCGAACACGTCTTCATGGAAGATGAATACTTATGGGGTGTGCGTGCCCGTGGCGCAGCAGGTTTCGGTTTTTGGCAATTAATCCACCGCGTGGAAAAAACCAAATTAACTAAAGAAAATGTGCAAAAAGTCATTAAAACCATGAAAGGGTTAAAAGGTGACGGTGGTAAGCCGTTGAACATTCAGCCGAATTTAATCTTGGTTCCGACTAATCTTGAATACGAGGCAAAAGAATTGTTTAAAACTAAACAAATCAACGGCACAACTAACATTCTTGAAAATGAATTAGATGTACTTGCCTCTCCGTTCATCAATGAATAACCAAACGGGCGGGAAACCGCCCTAGGAGTTAATAATGGCTAAGAAAAACCCAAAAGACGATGTAACGCAAGACGTGCAAACAGCACCGGATGAACAGGCGCAAACCCAAACCGAAAACGGTGCGGATAATGCCGAAAGTGCGGTAGAAAAACACGATGAATCGGACGACAAAGAAGGGCAAGTGATTGTGCCTATCGGTTATTCGATTAAATTGCGTGAAATCCATCCTCAAGCAACCTATGGTCGTTGCGGTTATCGCTTTAACAAAACCGATGAGGTTTACATCGCAGCAGATGACTTAACGGCGGAACAAACTTTAACGCTTGCGGAAGATCCTTGGTTAGAGCTTGT